AATCCAAGGTCATACGCCTGCTCTGCTGACATCCAAGTCTCTGCTTCCATCATTGCAAGCAGTTCATCTTCCGGCAGGTCCGTTTTGTCTCCGTATGCAGAAGCAATGTCAGCATCCATGAGTTCAAGGATGTCGGCCATGCTTCGGAATTCGACGCTGTTTCCCATCGCGACTGTCCAGGCACGATGGATCATGAATTTTGCATTTGAGTTCATAACAACGCGGTCAGCAGCACATGCAATGACCGTTGCAATACTTGCACAGATTGCGTCAATGTGAACTGTGACGTTGCCGCTGTACTGCATGATTGCGTTGTAGATCGACAGCCCGTCAGTCACGCTGCCACCCTCGCTGTCGAGCAAGATGGTGACATCTTCCCCAGCATGCTCAGACAGAGCACTTAGGAAGTCGTCTGCTGAAATATGGTTCTCAAAGTCTCCGATGCCACCACGCATGGTGATGGTTTTAGCTGTTGGATTGGTTTCAAGTTTCATCTTGATCTTCCTCGATTTGAGTTTCTGGTTCTTCGCCACCTTTTGCAAGGTCGTTGTCTTGTGGGATATTTCCGCTGCCTGCGTAGTAGTCTTCGTCCAGACCTTCAACAGGATTCATGCCGTGGATAGCACGCACTTCGTTACCTGAGATCACTCCTTGCTGACGCAAGGTTGATGTGTAGCTTGCAAGAAACTCAAGGTTGTTGTTATAGATGCTTCTTGCGTCCATGCAGTATCTGAACGAACCTGCTGACTTCTGTCGCTTGCTAAGTAGCTTGAGGTCGCATTCGTTCTCAATCTTTGCAATCCATCGACCAAGGCAGTTGGTCAAGTATGCTGACTGACGCTCTGTGACAGACTTGTAAGATCCACCTGAGTTATCACCGAGGACTGTCTCAAGCAGAAAGATGATAGCTTGGCTTTCACGCCCGAACTGACGCTGAGAAACGTACCCCGTACTGTTGCTGTCATGAGGCAAGACTTGTGCTTTCATGCCTTCCCTGATCATTCCGGTCTTGCCAGTATTGTCGAGTCCTTCATGAGCCTCATTGAATTGATCTAAGAAGTCTTGAGCTTCCTTTGCAGTCCTGAAGGCTCCGCGTGGTGCTTCCAGCAGCAAACCCGGTCGCCCCGCATTTCTGAACGTCGATCCAGATGCTTCAGCCCCAGCTATGGCAAGACCAAACTGATCACGCATGATGTCTAGCAGGCTTTCTCCCCACCATCCATTTCGCGAAAGCCCCATGACGACGAGCACATCACGATCTGGCAGTCGGTACATTGTCCGATCCCGACCTGACTCTGCTTTCAATGTGCCTGCTGCCGTTCCATCGTCGATGCTTACCAAGTGCCATCGCTCGCCTTCGGCAACAACGGTTGTCGTATCCTCTGCTTGAATTGGAACCAAGCCGACTGGTTGACCGAGGCTGTTACGCTCGATGTAGGCTCGGCCATTGCCATACAGCAAAGCATCGAGCATGACTTTTTCAAGCAGCGTAAACTTGGTGAAATACTCGTTTGGGTTGCGTATTGCCTTAGCACCAAAGTCACTAGGGAACGGCGTCTCTTTACCGTCTTTCATCTCTTTGCAGATGATAGGCATCTGAGCCAAGTGACCGCTGATCTTGCTGACCGCGTTGAACACCTCTGGGATTCCCAAGACGCTACGCATGGTGATAGGGATGCCACTGGAGGACTCACCACCACCAAGCATCTGGACAAGCCAGTCCGAAGGGTTTTTGAGGTTCGACGTTGCTTGGGCAAACATCTCGCCTACTTTGCTGATAAACATTTTGCGATCCTAATATGTAAAGTAGCCATTTGATTTGGATGATGCATGCATCGCGCGACCAAGAGCCATTGTCATAGACACAACACCGTCAATTTTCTCAGCCGAGGCTTTTTTGTCGAACATAACTCTGTCTTGACGGTCATGAACGAGCACTGCGTTTCCGATCATCCACTTCAGGCATGAGTTGCCATCGTGCAGGAATCGGCCATCAGCAATGCATGCACGCAGTTCTTGGATTGGTTCGTTTTGATACCTGCATGACTGCGTCATCGATGCTGGCTCAAGACCTTCTGTTTCTAGCCTTTCTGCTGTGCTCTGAGAGTTGTAAGGATCGTAGGCAACATCATAACATCGATACTTCTGACATTCTCTCAGCAAATCTCTTTCTAGCTCATTGGTTGGGAACCTTGTGGTCCTGATGAGATCCTTCTCAATGAAGTCAGCAAACGGTCTTTGCGTGATGTCTCGCGTGGTATCAGTAGAGATGTATTGCCACGTTCTGGCCTCGTACCTGTAGATTGGGACTTCAGGTGCGTGCTCATCAACTTGCGTGAACTCACCTGTTTCAAACCGTGCTACCAAGGAAAACGCGGCTAGGTCATCCCTGCCTCCGAGATCCACACCGCAACCGACTGCATCAGCATCCTCCCAATCGGAGAAATCGCCTGCACAAGCATCCCATTGCTCCAGGTCAAATGCAGCAGAGTTACTTGATGTCACGATGTTGCAGTGATACTTCTTAAATCGACGCTCAACGATGACATCTGTCTTAGCAGGCTTGGCTTGGTCTTCGAGGTATTCAGGCATGATGGTCACGCCGAGGCACGGGTTTGCCTTAATCCAGTTTTCGGGATCGTAGACATCGTCATCTTCATCGAGTTCGTAGTTGAGGAAGAAATAACTCTCATCGTCGAAATCTCCAGAGACAACACCTTTGCCGTAGTTGTATTGTTCAAGCCACAGAAACGAATTATCGTTACCTGCTGTGGTAATGAACAGAGTCAGTGGTTGTGATCTAGCACCACCTTGGGTCAACATCGTTTCGACGAATGCTTTCTGTCCTCCATCGCTTCGGAACGCTGCAAGTTCATCAATGACTGTCAGTGATGCAGAGAATCCATCAAGTGGTTTGTCTGAACCAACGCAGAATATCGAGCCTTGGTTATGCTTGAAGAATATCTGGTTGTTCTTCAGCGTGCTCATCGAAGACAATTCCTCTGACTGAGCACGCATGCGACATGCTTCAGCAAAGACAACTCGACTGGCTTGTTCTTTCTTTGTAGCTGCAAGGAGCACCTGAGCTACGTTTTCAAAGCCTTTGCTGACTGGGTTGTAGTCCATCGAGCCAGCAAACAATGCAATAGCTGCAGCAAGGGTTGACTTACCGTTCTTGCGTGCAGGAGAAACCATTGCCTTTGAAAATCTTCGACAGTCATCGGATGTTTTTTTCCAGCCAAAGATGGAAGCAACAGCAAACACTTGCCACGGTTGCAAGACTAGTGGTTGACCAACGTCACGCCCGATGGAGTGCTTGATCATCACCGGAAAAAACGAGACTACTGCTTCTGCATATTCACGGTCAAAGTAATATGGGAAGTCATCGGTGCATTGCTTTTCAAGATCGCGGATGTGACGCTCAATTGCATTGCTGACCGTCTTGCAACTTCGGATCTCACCAGCGAGCACATCCTCAATGTACTGATCCATCTCTTCCATTGGTTGGTAGTGCTCAAAATCAAACGACATCACTTGCCGCCTAGTTTTTCAAGCAACTGACCTACCTTGTCACTTTGATTTGGACCCTGTGGAGTAGCTAAACGAGTCCGCGCGGATGGTGTGAGTGCAAGTTCTTGCAGCAGTTTCATGTGGTTAGCCAGGAAGCGGTGATAGTTCACCGCGTGGACGGTACTTTTACCACCACCTCGCTGGCTTTCGATTTCGATCCCGTCCTTACGCATGGCTTGAATGCACAGCAGCAACTCTCGATAGTTGCATGCGTAGGTTTCTATGATGGGACCATCCTGTTCGCTCAGGCATCCCATCTGCTGCATAGAATCGCAGGTGTCGTTAAATATTTGGAGCGTTAGCTCATCTGCCTGACAAACGAGAGAGGGTTTGGGGCGACCATCTATAGCTTCGATTGGCAAGATTCTTGTTCTTGCTTTTTCTTTGTAATGACCCTCGATTTTCGCAAGGGTCGGATGTGCCGGGGCTTTCCCTCGCCTTCCCATACCACTCTCTCATTTGCCAAACTATCCTCAACCACAAGGAGATGCCCCTATATTAGCCAGATGGCCCAAAGTGTCAAGCATGTGGCCCTCAAGTGTTGAGCACATAGTACAAAACACCGTCTTTACCCTGCTCAAGTCGCACACGGTCCGACTCAAGTAAATCCTCAATGACATCTTTTCTAGTCTTTTTTGACAGCTTGTCGTACACGCTAATTCGGCCTTTAGGTATCCGACCACCGCGATTCTTCAGTGCAGTGAGCACTTTCTGACGATCTGCATCAGCCTGTGACTTCACCAGTTCTGTTTGAACTTTGTGAATACTCCGATAGGTCAGACGCTTGACGATTAGAATCGCACGCAGGGTATCAGCAACCTCAACGACCCCATCCTGAACTGGCCCAAGTCTTGAGCAGGCAAACAGCAGTGCAAGTTTCTGGATCTTGTCAGCGGTACGCCTCCAAAGACCTGTGTTTTCTTTTCCGCGTGTTGAGTTGAGTTTGATCTCATCGGACAGAGCAAGCAATTCGTTTTTCGATTCTTGGCTAAACGTCCAGCTCAGCCGGTTTCCAGCGAACGACTCAGGAGGCAGGTTGCCGTGAGCACTTGCATCTTTCCAAGACTTTGCTTTGTCAACGATGCTCTCAGTTGCAGTCATCTGTTGGTAGATGCGTCCGAGTGAAATGTCGTAGTGCTCCTGGCTAAATATCAGAAGTCTACCTAGCAGTCCATCATTGACGCTGTCAGGAGAGAACCGAGAGTAAAAGAGATCAGGAGTTGTCGTTCCGTAGATAATCGGAAACGGTTCACGGACGACAATGTTGTTCTTGGCATCGGCGCGACAGTTCGGCTTCCATTCTGGATCACCGGACGACGAGTAAGCTTGCTTGAGAAGCTTTCCAGTTTTTGCCATGTAATGATTGGCATCACCCATCTCTCCGAACATCTCAGCTATCTCATCAAGCTGGAACAGTTGCACGTTCTGAGTCTCCAGTGACTTCACAAAGCCTTCACCAGATGAAAGGACTTCAGCACCAAGCACCTCCGAGAACCCTGCACGATACAGAGTGTCTCGCGTAAGCTTGCGTCCGAAGTCTTTACCTGCACCCGATGGTGCAAGACCGACCATGAATAGATTTGGATGCGTGCCTTCAGCAGTGACTTTTCCGCAGGTGATAGCAGACATTGTTGCAAGAGCACTTGCAAACGCAAGTTCGGGTAACCATGACTCAGCAAGTTCTTTGTTACGCGACAGGATCTCGGAGATTAAACCAGGT